CTTCCATAGATAAGAATTTTATTTGAGGTAGATGTTGGTGTTATAACAGCAGAAACAATATCCATAGATACCCCACTACCAGTTGCCTTTAGTTCAGTTCTTCCAGATACAGTTTGTATTACAGTTCCAGTAGGCAATACACCACCAGTTATTGTGCCAGTCCCTAGACTCCTATTGTTTACTTTAATTAAACTCATATCTTACCCCACTATTTCCATTGCAGTAAAACTACAAAATCCACTTTCAGATGGAAATCTAAGCGTTCCACTTCCAGTTTCCATTGCTTGAAGTTGATATGTAGTTGCTGAAGTAGTATTTGGTGAATCTAAATGATTATAAGCATAACCATGACCGTGTTGGTTTGCACTACCAAAGTTACCAGCACCATGCAACATTTCTATAATTTCTGAACCACCTCTTGTATATCTTGCTCTAAAATTACCATCACCTTGCACAGTAACTTCAGATGTAAACATCAAAAGAATTTTATTTGAAGATGAACTAGGTGTAATTGTTATTTCCATGCCAGGCACTAGTGTATAACTATTGGAAGTTGTGCTTAGTTCTGTGTTACCTTGGACTGATATAACTTGTACAATTGCACCAGTTGGCATATTTGTTGCACCAACAGAACCACTAAGTTTAGACGCAGCCATACCAGCAATCTTTGCATCTGTTACTGCACTTGAAGCAATCTTTGCAGAAGTTACAGCATTACTTGCAAGTTTGTCTGCATTTACTGTACCATCACTTGGTGTACCAACTAAAAGAGGTTCACCCATTGCAAGAATAAAATCAATACTATCTGAAGAAGTTAATGCACTTGAAAAAGTTAAAGTACTACCAGATACAGTAAATGAACTGCCTGGCTTTTGAATGACACCATTTAGTGAAACAAGAAGTTGGTTTGCAGAACTTGGTACAAAGTTTGCACTATCTTTTTGTAGTGTGTAACTTGCAGTCGCAGATGCTGTTAAGTTATCTAGAACTGAATATCCACCTACTTCTGGTTGTGTTCCTATAAACGGCATTATCTAATTTCCTTTATAATATGTTTATCCTAAATCAATCTCTGGTTTTGTCGGCCATTTGACTAAACTTACTTTATTATATTTAGTTGGAATATCTCTTAATTCTTGTCTATATTCCACAAACGCTTCAAAGTTCTTGATAGAACCAGCTTTTTCTTTTTCTCTAGTTACAATCCAATCTGTTTCTTGTAACAAACGATTTCTTTCACTTCTAATTCCTCTGAAATCAGTTTCTTTTGCTAATTTTTTTGCTTGTATTTTATCAACTTCATCACTTGGTAAATCTTGTAACCCTACACCATGTATAAAAGTTTTCATTTATGTTCTCCTTATTCCATAAATATCAAAATTTACAACACTAACATTACCATTACTAAAGTTAATTTTTAAATCTGTTATTTGTTGGGTGTTAACAGTATGCAAACCAGTAGTCATATAAAAGCTACCGTGGTCATTACCAAGTGTAGTACCACCCAATTCAGCTATTATCATTGGTATACCAAGACCTAAACCTCTAAAGTTTATACATCTTAATGAACCAGTCCAATATTTACTTGGTGTATTACCAAAGAAAAATTCACCATCACCATTTGTATTATAGTTTCTACCAGCACCAGCTGCGTTAGCTTGTCCCTCAATAAAATAAGGATTGCTTTGTCCACCACCATATGAGCCATTAAATTTAAATTCAACTTCTAAGCCTGAACTTGTAGTAACACTACCTTGTAATCTGTTTACTATAATTAAAAAATTATTATAGTCATCATAATCCATAGACCATTCAAATGTTGTAGCATTAACAGATGTATTGTTTATATTTGTTAAAAAAACTAAATCTGAAACACCACTAACAGTACCAGTAAATGCAAAATTGTCAGCAAGGTTAAGTTCTGTTGCCCCAATCGCATTGGTAGACACTAAACCAGTTTGTATTTTACTTAATGGCATATCATTACTCCGAAGGCGCAGTCGGCCACTTTACATCTTCAAGTGACTTATATGTTTTAGTTATATCACGAAGTTCTTGACGATACTTCTTCCAATCTGCAAAGTTAGAAACCGAACCACCCTCTTCTCTTTCTTTAATTACAACCCAATCTGATTGTGCAAGAATTTGATTACGAACTTCTCTTAAAGCATCTAAATCTGCCTCTGGTTGTGCAGCTCTTAATGCAGCTAATTCTTTACATTCATCTTCAGTTAACGCAATAACATTTTTAGTTTTAGAGTCTGTCCAAACAATTTTTGGATAGAACTCATCTTTGTTATATGTTGCAATTTTTGTTTTATTGTCTACTGAGTATGCCATTTTATAATCCTAAACTTCCATCTATTTTTGCACCATAGACAGTAAAATCAATTAATGTTACATTAGTTCCACCACTATTATCAAGATAAAGACCATAAGCATAAGATGATGAATTTCTTACAGATGTTACACACATACCCATTTGTGTTGACTGATTATGATATCTACCAAATCCATATAAATGTCCGTCTTGTGGAAGATAGTATAAATCACACATCATTGAAGCAGTTGTTGGAGTATTTTTCAGAATATATCCAATACTAGCATTACTACCAGAACCAGTTACCATTCCAGAACCACCACTATGTGAAACATAATTACCACTATAATAACCACTTGTTACTTGATTACCACTAGAGTTTATCCATCTTACTCGTAAATTTGCATTACCAGTACTTTGTGAACCACCTAATCTACCAACTATTCTATAAAGATTAAATCCATCATCGGCCTCATAAAGACCAGTATTAAACTGAAAAGAAGTTGCAGTATTGCTAGTCTGATTATGTTCAGATTTTTTTATCCAGTTGATTCCATTTGAACCAGCATTTGCGAAATCTCTTGTTCTAACACCCATCTTCTTATCCTATATACCTTACGACAATTTCAGCATCTGCTGATGGAGCAGATACGAATGTTAATGTAGTTCCACTAATTGTATAGTCATCAGTAGGAACTAAACAAATTCCATTAACAAATACAAGAACATCATCTACAGTTCTACCAGAGTTTATGGTCAATGTTACATCACTTCCATCGCCTGTCATAGTAGTCTTTGTTGGAAAGTTAATCTTATCAACAGTTACAGCACCAGCACCAAGTTTTGCAGTTGATACAGAACCATCTGGTGGATTAGTTGTTACTTGTGCGAAACTTTTATTAATGACATAGAAGTTCAAACCAGATGCAGGCGCTTCAGTCATAGTAAGAGTTGTACCAGCTGCAGAATAAGCCGCAGTTGGTTCTTGTCTTACGTTACCTACAAAGACCTCAAGGTCATTTGCAGACGCAACTGGATTCGTTAAAGTAAAAACAGTCGTTGAACCATTTGGGGTAAAAGACTGTTTTGGAAACGAACTTACAAAACCTTGTACTGGTGTAGTTCCTAAAAACGGCATCCTTTACTCCTATGTAATTTGCATCAATCCTAGTACTGCATCAAGAGATGTGGCTGCACTAGATTGTACTTTTAATATATCACTTGCTTCTAGTACATACTTCTGACCAGCGAAAACTTCAAGTGTTGTGTTTGCTGGGATTGTAACTTCATTTAGTAATAATGGTGTTGTACCAGCAGATGAGTCTGTTAATTGTACAGTTGCAGTAACAGAATTATCTGTTTTGTTCGTCAATGCAAGTCCTAAAATAATTGCAGTAGTAGCAGACGGACAAGTATATAAAGTTGCAAGGGCAGCGTGATTGACTGAAACTAGTGATGCGTTTTTAAATGTGTTTGCCATATTTTTATCCTAAAGCGATTGCGAGTGCAGTAGCATCATCAGCAGGGTCAAATGTTAATTTTGCTTTTGTTACTGTACTATCTGCAACAGTATTTATAGTGTTTGCTTGTGATAGTTGTATCACTTGAATATTATTAGTTCCACTTGGTGGTGCAGAAGTAAATGTCAAAGTAGTTCCATTTACTGTGTATGCATAACTTGAACCATACCTCTGATAAACATTATCCACAAACACTAAGAAATTATTTGCACTATTTCCAGACGGTGTTTGTGTTAGTGTAAATGCAGTCGTTGAACCATTACCGTTAAACTCATCAATGTGTGGTGATGCAAGTGCAGACACCATTGATGTTGAAGAACGACCAAGATATACAATGAATATTCTTGAACCGTTTGCTGGATTATCTGCAAACGTAATTTTAGGTGTACCAGTTGACAAAGAAATATTGTAAGCAAAACTAGGCTCTTGAATAATACCATCTAATGATACTAGAAGTTGTCCTGCTTGTGCAACTGGAAAATCTAAATCAAAAGTAGCAGTCGAACCAGTACCAGTTAGCACTTGTTTGTCGAATGTACCAAATGTAGGTTCTAATCCAATATAACTTGTCATTGTTTATCCTTTAATCATATTTATTCGTTCTATAAAGATGGTTCAGTAGGCCAAACTACATCATCTGGTGACTCATATGTTTTAGTTATATCTCGTAAGTCTTGGCGATACTTTTTCCAATCATCATCATTTGAAAGACTCACATCTCTAGATTGTGTCCAATCAGAATTAAAAAGTTTTGCATTTCTTTGGGCTCTTAGTAATTGTAATTTTTCTTCTTTAGTCATATTACTCTCTATGTTTTAATAACATACAATACAGCTGCGTTTACTGGTCTTGTTTCATCACCAGTTCTAGGTGTTCCTTGAGAATTTATCTCTTGTGGTGCAGTAGTATTAAAATTGTATGTTGTACCATATGCATTGTTACCAATCGCATATGAAGAATAAGTTTGATAACTAGTACCAGGCGACATAATTGTTTGGTGTTTATGGTCTTGCATTTGGTCATTTTCAATTGTACCAACAGCTGGTGCAGAGAAGTCTGTACCTTTAGCCATATTTGCTGTTCCGTGAGTACCAGTACCTCTAAGGAACATAGCTCTTAAATCTGGAAGATTAAATGTGCTTGAACCATCACCAGCACCCCATGTTGTACCTATAGCAGCATATAAAGTAGCATAAGTACTTCTTGATACTGCGGCACCATCACAAGACAAAAAACCAGAGGGTGATGATGTTCCACCAAAAGGCAAAATCATTCCACTAGGAACAAATATTAAATTACTATCTAGTTTAGCTTGTGTAATTGCATTATTAGCAAGTTTTGCAGTTGTTACATTAGAGTCAGCAAGTTTTGCAGTTGTTACTGCATCATCAGCAATCTTTACAGAATGAACAGAACCATCTGCAATATCTCCAACTGCAACCGTAGTATCTGTATTTAAAAGTTCTGATAAATTTTTTGCGTTACTAGCCATTATACGAAATACCTCGCCATTATATTGGAATTATTTACTGGTGTAAATGTAAATGTCAGAGTTGCACCAGATATTCCATAGTCTGTTGTTGGTTTCATACAAACACCATTATAGAAAACAAACACATCATTGACAGATG